CTTGGATTTTGTAGTTGATAGCTTTGTATAGCGCTTCCTTCTCGATATTCCATCCCCACATGTGCAGCGCTTGCTCATACGGAAGGGCCATTACCCCTTTTTGATCTTTTGGTACATACATGTCGAAGTAACCTTTGCGACCTGTGATTGTACGCACATAGCCGAACTCGTCAGCTTCCGAAGCAGCCGCAGCCATTGTCGGTTTAACATAAGGCGCACCAGCATGATACGCTGAGAATAACGCGTCGGCTTCTGTCGGTGGTATGCCTAACTGAGCGGCGAGCTTTTTCTGTGACATACCATAGAGTAAGCCGAAGTTAATATTCTTAATGTACTTACGTTCAATCAGCAAGCCTACTACTTCTTTAACAAGTGCAATAGTCAGGTCGTGATAGTCAGTTTTAGGGTCTAAGTTGTAACGCTCACGTAAAGCTTCTGCGCCGTTACCAGTAGCGAAGTGCGCTAATACACGGTATTCAATCTGCGAATAATCGCCGCAGAACATCGTCTCATGTCCGTAGTCAGGAATGATAAGTTGACGCAGCTGCTTGCCCAGTTTGCTTCGAGCAGGAATGTTTTGTAAGTTAGGATTAGATGAAGAGAAGCGGCCCGTAACTGTGCCGCCGTCGTCGGAGCGTAGCGGGTGGAAGTCGCAGTGAATTTTACCGTTTGTTGAGCCATTGATAAAGTATCCTTCTAGGAATGTTGATACAATTTTTTGTTTCTCGCGCAGCCCGTTAATATCCTTGAACAGCGGGTGGTCTTGCGCTTTCATCCAGTCTTTGCGGAACGATGGTGCGCCGTCTGGTGTACGTGGATAGCGCAAGCCTAAGTCATCGCATAGTCTGCCGATATCTTGGTTACTGTTGTAATTGAACTCACGCCCAACGTCCCTATATAGTTTTTGTGAGTCTACGATAATTTCACTTGATAAGTCGTCACGCAGCTTAAGCGTAGCGTCCATATCAATTGTAATACCGCCCATACGCATATTAACAAGCAATGGAATAAGTGAGCATTCAAGTTCAAAGCATTCCAGTAACCCGTTTTCGTACATCAGCTTCCATTGCTTTTCGATGATTCGTAGCGGTAGCACAGCATCTTGCTCAGCGTAGTACCCGACAAGTGTAACGGGTGCTTGCCAGATATGACGACGTAACCGTTTTTCTGCTGTTTGCGGGTAGGTCTGTCGAATCCACTGATATAGTAAATCCGTGTCTTTACCTGTACCCTCATATTTTTGGCCCAGTCCCTCAAGATTAACTCGCTCTCGCGGATACAAGAGAGCTTCTGCGAACTGTACATCATAGTGTTTACCTTTAGGATTGATACCGACTGATGACAGCCAGCCGTAGTCGTAAACTAAGTTTGCGCCAAACTTAGGAATATGCGGCGTACCCTCAAGCAGCCATTTAACATAGCCAAGTACAGCTACCTTACTCATGTTGTATTCACGTTGTATGTCATGATCAAACGGCAGGTAGCAAGCTTGGATAGTCCCGTCACTGAATTGCGCAGCAAGCGAGATACCGACCATATAGCCAGTACCACGCCCCCAGCCTGCGCCGTGTTCTAAATCAGTCTCGCGTGTCTCAACGTCATAGCCGATACGAATAGCGTTAGCATAGTGCTCAGGAAATGAAGAAACGGGCTTCCAACCCGTCTCAGGTATGGGCGCTAGATATCCGCGCCGCAGTACGTTTTTGTCTATTGTGGGCATGTCCAGAAGCATAGTTCATCACCTATGTTCGTCTTGAGCGAGAGAAAATGAACATGAAGTGTTCACGCTTAGTCATGAAAGCTACTGTGTTACGAGCTTCGCTATACTTAACCAGTGAGGTAGCATTCTTAAATGCGCCCAGCTTGACAGAGTCAGCAAAGATTTGAGTCTGAATAGGTAAATCGTCCGTGTCTACTTTTGTGCCTTCATTTGGATTGTCAGAAGTGCCCACAAATGTCGGTTCGATGTAAATCACTTGCTCAGCGAACTTAGCAACGAACTCGAAAGCGTCGATATGATCTTCGGTAATCTGGTACTCAGCTTCAAACAAGTCAGGATTAAAGAAAGGCGTCATATCAGGCAGCTTAACTGCCGAGTCGTCAACTTTAGGAAGCTGTAGCGCTACACCGTCTTCCCAGTAGAAAGTTATTGTAGCGTGACTGCTGAAAATTGCAGTGATGTTGCCTTCCTTGTTCAATGCTCCGCGTAAGTCTTTCACCCAAAGCAGTGTATCAGGAATAATAACGCCAGTATCAATTTTAGCGATAGTCTTACGGTCAGTCCAGTAAGCAGCGTTTGCAGTTAGCTTAATAACTTGTGAGTAAGTTTCATTACTGTTCGCAGGCAAGTCTTTAAGGTACATGCGCAGTACTCGCGTGAACTGCTCAGACACACCTTGTATGCCCTCGTAGCGGTCAAGCTCGCGTACAAACACTTGCACGCGTGGAACACTATTGAGCGCAGCTTTCTTACGGCCCCAAGTAATAATAACTTGGTTAAATTGTTCAATGACGGTGAATGAGGTATCGCAGCCAGTCAGCGCATTGACTAAGTCTTTCGCCTTAACAGCTACGTTACATGAGAAGTTACAAGGCACAGCCAGCGTACCTGTAGGAGTAGGTGAATACATGTAGTTCTGATGCCAAACAACCATAGCGTCTTTGTCAAGACCTATGGCTAGTTTAAGGGCAGCGACGTAGTATTCAACTTCGGGGTTAAGTTGTTTCTTCTTCGCCATTTGGTAGCTCCATCGGTATAGCGTCGATCAGGTCAGTAACAGGCTTGAACTGCTGAATAAGGGCAGCAATGTTAAGGGCGTTAATCGTTGATCTGCCTGATTCATATACTTCACACATGTTCTGCAATTTAGCTAAATGCGCTACAGCATCGACAAGTGTGGTATGTTCAAGATGTTCACCTACTTTACCATATTTTAGTTTAATTAAACGGCCTTCGTACTGAGTATTATAGGCCGCCATAATAGCCTCAGCTTTAATATGGTTAGTAATAGATGATACTAATAAGTTTTTCATCGTGTCACCAGTTCCTCAGCGACTTTTTGCCACTTGTTATTAAATGCGTTTATTGCAGTTTCAACGTAGTCATCTGACAGTTTACCGAAGCGATGTAGTCGAATCGCACCCATCGTAGCGCCTAAGTCATACATGAAGCCTGCTAAGTCCATTTCTTCAAAATCATATAGCGACATACCTTCGCCGCTAATAATTTTATCACGCAGCATATTGCCGAAAAATTCAAAGTTAGGAATTAAAACGTCGCGTTCCATATCAAGCGGCCTCATTGTGGGCAGGGAAAATCCACTTATACAAGTGGTCGATTTGTTCGTTTAGCGCATCAAACATACGGTCAACCCATATATCTTGCTCAAGCGGTAATGGTTTAAAGCGGATATAAGCGCAGCACGCAGACATGAAGCGAGCAGCTAACCGCCATACAAAGCAGTTATGCTCAGCCGACCAGTAAATAACAACTACAATGTTACTATCAACCGACCAAGTGAGCGCAGCAACTTTTTGTTCGTCAAAGTCACCGCATAAATGATAGTCGCGCAAGCGTAAGTAGTTTACAAGTTCATCCAGTGTCATAGTGTGCGTCCTCTTGTAGCTTGTTTATACGCAGTTACAGCTACAGCAATACGATTGCCGTCACGATGTACAGCGCGCAGTTGTGTATCCATTGTACTTTCAGTAACTGAATAATCTAACCCTTTCAGTTCAATGAAAGACTCAGGTAAATGATCAGAAGCTTGTATAGTCAGCTCCTTTTTCTCTTCATTAACACGGACAGTCAGTGCGTAGCGATATGATGAGCTAGATAACACGACCATAGCTGTTGTACTGCCGCGCATGCCTCGCGCTTGAACAGACCAAGAGTCTAATTGAAGCGCGTCAAGCAACTCATTAAGCAATTTTGTCATTACACACCTCATTGCGAGCTGTAGCAAAGTCAGCGATTAACTGATCAAGCAGCATGTGCATGTGCGCTTTGATGTGGTCGTGAGCCGCGCGTAAATCATGTGAGTGCATGATTTCTAATTTACCGTCAGAATGTACTGTAAAGAAGTTCACTTTGACAGTGAGCATATCCTCAGCGTGCGGTATGAAAAACATATCCATAAAATGAAAGCCCTTAAGTAAAGGCGAGCGAATTAAGCACGTCTCACGTAGCGCAGCGCCTGTTGGCGTCGGGGTATTCACAGGACAGCCGACAAGTTGAATAGCTGGAAACATTTCAAGTTGTTCTTGTATGATGTTAATTAATTCATGGTCCATAGCAGTCTACCTAAAAAGGGATGTAATCATATTCAGTACAGCCAGCAGCAATAGCCCAAGCTGGCGGAGCACTAAAGTATTTGCCGCAGTACACTTCGGTATTGTCAGCGTTCCATTGTGAATGATAGCAGCTTGCGCAGTTAGTTGCAACACATAAGCCGTTAATTAAATCTTGCATAGCGTCATCAGCGCCAGTCGTACTTTTGGCAATCAGTCGGATTTTAGGCCGTGGCGTCGTCATACTCAGCCTCCTGTAGATCAGTGTACGAGTTATCGTTAAAACCGTAATACGTCACGACAGGTCGTGCGCGCTTAGGGTCGTTCATGTACAGTTCCATCATACACAGTCGCTTAATGTTTGGCGAGTAATATTCAATGAACTGTTTGTTACTTGCAGGTAGTGGTTGTCCGTTACCGAAAATTTCCCACCACTTTTTAGTTGCGCTTGTCGAGCTGTCACCAGCAAATGACAGTCGTTCGTCGAAGTGTCCGTGTCCTCGCGGGAAGTGATAGCGAGCATATACGCTACTGACTGTAGTGCCGTTCGGCAGTATCGTCTCAGTCAAATTGAAACGCACTGACGTAACTTGCATCTTACGTATATCAGGTTTGTGCTCACTGATGATCAGCTGCGCAGTACTTGCAACAGTCTTGATAGACTCAGAGATTAAGAACTCAGCGCCGCAATGGTCGCATATACTAACCATTGTAGGGTTATAGCCGCCGCAGGTATCACATGTCTTGACTGGGCACTCACCTACGAGCTTTCTGACTCGTTTTGCTGGCGGTACTGGAATTACAGGGGCGTTAATTGCGCCTAATCGCTTCGCATTACCTGCGAAATCCAGAACAAGGCAGTTATGTACTCCTGACGCGAAAATCGCGCTCAGACGGCCCTCTCGCGTTTCTAGGTCGAACCCATGTGCATAAACTGGGCGTGTGCCTCGGCCTAAAATTTGTACCCACAACGGGGTCGAGTTCGTCACTCGCACAACACCGATCAAATCAACGCCGTTATGGTCAAAGCCAGTCGTCAAAATACCGTTATTCACTAGGCAGCGAATCTCATATCGTTTGAACTTAGCGATAATAGCTGCACGCTCAGCGGACGGTGTCTCGTCTGTGATAAGTGCCACTGACACGCCGCGACTAGCAATCTCATCAGTCAACAGTTTGCCGTTATAGTTACCAGCAGAAAATACCATCCAGCTGCGACGATCAAAGCCGTGCTCGCAAAGCTCGTCAACAATAGCGCGTATCTTATTAGCGTTGTTAGCTTGAGCTTCAACGTCCTTCTGTACGTACTCTTCGCCGCTTATGCGCATACCAGTGACGTCAATCTCAGCTTGTGTCGGCTTAGGAATGACGCGTTTTAAATAGCCTTCATCAAAGAACCAGTTAAACTCGGACATGGACGTCATATCTTCGATAATGGCGTTCCAGTATGCAGGGAAATACTTTTGTGTCTTGACGTTAAACCAGTTCTCAGTTAAATGTCCTTGGCCCATGCGATAGCCTGTAGCAGTCAAGCCAATGCTTCGCATATTAGGATTAGAACGATATAGCCAGTCAGTTACGTTGCGATAATTAGTGTCAGGTCGATGCGATACACGGTGGGCTTCGTCAATCAGCATAATATGCCGCTCACCCAGCATTTGAGGGTTACGCGCTACTGTATCAATACCAGCGAATACAATGTCAGCGTGATATTCTTTTTTACGTAAGCCAGCTGACCAGAGGCCAATTTCGTAAGGTGTAAGCGCCGCTGCTTTCTCGTAGTTCTGCTCTACCAGTTCTTTTACATGTGTAACCATCAATATACGCGCAGGCGGGTAGTACTGTTTAATCTGGTTCACAATGTCAGCAATGACCAACGACTTGCCCGTACCTGTGGGCATTAGTATCAGTCCGTTTTTTCTTTTATCCTCAAATACAAACTTTACAGCACTGTTCGAGGCGCGTTGCTGATAACTTCGCAGTTTCATCTATACAATCCTCATATAACTAGGGCAGTCAGCGGCTAATTTTATTTCTTGCTTTTTCTCAAGGAAGTTACCAAAAACAGTACAGTGCCAGCTTCCGTCTACTTGAGGCACAGCGTGTTGACAAGTACGACAGTTACGCGCAACAAGTCCGACCTGTTTGTCTTTACATATTGGCTTATAGTCACACATATTGCAACGCCACTTCTCTTGCGTCTTTGGTGACTCAGTAGCTTTCTGGCGATAAATAATATTATTTGCACGTATAATGTTCAGCTCAGTCACATGTATTTGTACAGCTTCATCGCGCAGATATAGCTCATCAGTGTTCTTATTCTGCGCTACATAGATAAAGTATTTACAGCCTGTCTGCGTAGCATACGCGTTACCTTGTACGTAGTGTTGTGGCGACGTCCATTGTGTAGACTCGCCATTACGTATCGTCTTCATAAACGATTTTTGATTGTGCGTCTTAAGCTCAAGCACGATAAAATAGCCGTACTCTTCGACATAGTTACTCGGCACGTGTAATATGCCGTCCATACTTCCGCCAAGGTGCGGAGGGAAGTTAGCACGTATTTGCTCGTCAGGCTCGATCACTTGCGGCTTATATACATTCAGTCCATAGCCGCGGATAATATCTATAGAGTTAAGTGATACAGGCAAGTTTAAGTTCTCGCACAGTTCAGGTAATGTCGTAGACACTGTGAGGCCAGTACGTCGTAGCATTCTAACTATTTTTGCCTCAGCTTCACGTCCCCGTCTAAATAATCGTTCAATACGCGCACTATGGCTAGGCTCGCGCATCCAGCGAAAAGAATACCAAAGATAGCGGTCACAGGTATGACCAAACAGCGACGCGCCTAAGTGATGGCGAAAAGGAAATTCGTCGTCTCGATCTTGTAAGTCGCATGTCGAAATAGCGTTATGTATGTCGTTAGCAAGTCCCATAGTATCCCCACAAGTAAGCGAAAGAAAAGGGGCGCTTGGCCCCTTCGCTCGGTCAGTCAGCCATTAAGACTGCGGTGTGAATTGTGGCATTGGCGGCGGTGTGAATCCACCTGTCGCACCCGCAGGCACTGTGTTCTGGAACTGTTGCTGCGGTTGTTGCTGTTGCTCTTGGTACTGAGGCTGTTGAACCTGCTGTTGTTGAACTTGCGGCTGCTGAACTTGTTGCTGTTGTGCAGGCTGCTCATGCGTAAACTGTGGTTGAATGTTAGTTGAAATCTGCGGCTGTTGTTGCTGCTGATTAGGGTCAACATACTGGGTCTGTGGTTGCTGTACTTGAGGCTGAGGCGCTGGCGCAGCTGTCGGAGCATTTGGAGTAAATTGCTGCTGTTGCTGAGGAGCTGGTGCATTTGGTTGCGCATAGCCTTGAGTCTGTGCGCCAGCTGTTGCGCTGCCATAGCGACCTTTAACCAAGGTTTGTCCGTCTGCATAGAAGTATTCCTTGCACTCATTATTCCAAACAGTTTTGTTAGGGTCAGTAGTTGATGTTTGTTCCTCAGCCACTACATAAATTTGCAGTGGACGACCAACGTATACACGCGCATCAGAAGTAGCGTTCTGTACACCAGTTGCGTGAGCCAGCGATGCAAGTTTTTTCCACGCAATTTCGCGCGTCGTTTGGTTAGGGTTACTTAAGTTCAGACGGTCAACAAACTTCTGATCTTTTTGCTCGCCCTCAGTGATGCGGAAAGTCACCTGTAAGTAAAACGCAGATTGATTGCCTTTAACAGCTACCATCTCGACGCCGTCTACTACGCATTTAAATTTACCGCTAACTTTAATAAAGTCACCACCAGCGCCCAACAGATCATATTGATCAGGGTTGAACATTGAAGGAAGTTGACAAGGTACGTTTGAGTTATAAGACATTTAATGTCGCTCCGTGTTATTTAACGAGTTTAGCTGCGATTGCTGATAAGTCAGCAGGTTCATAAGGGGCCAGCTTGCCAGCAAGCCGCGTACGTGCAAATATCATGTTAAATTCAGACGTTTGCAAGAACGGCATTGTAACAGTTTGTACTGACCCGTCAGGTTGTGGTTGATTGATCGTATGCCATTTCATGTGCAGCGTACAATCGAAGTAGTGCATTAAGTACGTCGCAACAGCTTTACCTTTAGTCACTGGTATGTGACGCAAGAAAGGCCCGTCGTTCGGTGCGTACTCGTCACCCTGCCAAGCAATGACAACTACGTTCTTATCAAGACTGAGCAGCCCCTGTAAAAAGGTTACTACAATCTCTTGCATGCCGCCGTAAAACTTCATCGGGTTTTTACAGTTAGGCATAGAAGCTACGACCTCAGTGTAGATATTCTCAGTCAAGTTCGAGATACTGTCAAGTACTATCCAGTCAAAATTTTTAGTATTTGCAGGTATCTTAAGCCAAGCTAAAATATTCTCACAGTCAGCCTTAGTGCGTAAGCGTATATACGGTATGTTAGCGTCAGCGATTGAACCTAAGCCGTCCTCAGCAGCCAAAATAAGCGGTCTGCTCAGTGTCTTAGCCATAGGTGTTTTACCGACAGCAGGTGGTCCGTATAACAGCATGTTTAAACCAGCGCGAGCGATGAAGCCCTGCGTTGTTTGGATTGTGGGCTGATATGCTGCCATTAGCGTTCGTCCTTTTTCTCTTCAAAGCCGATACTTACGCTTTCTTTAATCTGAATAGCCGACGCAATTGCCGTCTTCGCTTCTTTAGGGAGCGCATTGTATCCAGATAATGAAGGCTCAAGCTTCGCAGGCTTAGTTTTGAGAATTAAGTTTTTTTGATCAGGCGGAGCGTCGCGCCACCACGTCAAAAACTCAGGGTTCTGCATTTCGACTTTAAGCTGTCTATTAACAGTCAAAGACAAACGCATTGAACCTAAGTCAAGAGTTTTATTTTTATAACCGTCCTCAGTCAAGCACAGACGGTCAGCCAGTTGAGCACGAATCGTATTGTAACGGTCTTCCCAAAACTTCTTATAATGCTCAGCGTTCCACAACTCAGCGATAAGGTCTTGAGTCGAAGGTGCTGGTGCAGCAGTAGGAGGCGGCGGGGCCGTTGTGTCAAAAGTGGTGTCAGTCATTTAATTAACTCCATTTGTGCTGCATACTGTGGCATAATGCCTGCCTTCTGTCAACATAATATTATAGCTAATCTCGAAAATTTCTTACTTGATTTATAAAATTTTATCGCTTAGGATGTTGACAGACGAACAGGACAAGCAACATGACCCCTTACATTTCAAAGCTCGAAGCAGCGACACGTGAGCTGCTAAAGACGCGACCACGCGAATTAACGTATGCTGATATATCGCAAAGCGCTGCATCTAAAGGCGGCGACTTGTCTATATCGTGGATTAACTCCTTTATGTCTACCCCGAACACTGGCTTTAGTGTTGCTAAGGTAGAGCTTCTATACGTAATACTTTCAGGAAAAGACTTAAGCTTATGACTACAGTAAACGCGGCTACAATACCCGCTGAGCTTAAAGTCTTTAAGCAGTGGGTCGTATGGAAGTACGAACAAGTCGAAGTTGACAAAAAACCGACTAAAGTACCTTACTCACCTAAAACTAAGATGCGCGTATCTGTCATGAACCCGACTGGCTGGGGCATGATTGACGAGGCTCTTGCTTGTTTAGGCGAGTTTGACGGTATCGGTTTTGTGCTCACTAAAGACGACCCGTACTGTATTATTGACTTAGACCAAGCACTTGACCAAGAACAATACAACCTCGTAACTGAGATTTATCATAACTTACGCTCATACACTGAGCTGTCACCGTCTGGCACTGGCTTACATATTGTATGTAAAGCTGAGGTAGGACGCGGACGTAAACGTCATCCTGTCGAAGTTTATGACCGCGCACGCTTCATTACCTTTACTGGGAACGTTCAATGGGACCTGCCTATTGATTACCGTCAACGTGAAGTTGAAGCTGTCTTAGAAAAAATGCCGCAAGACACTGAAATCTTTTCTGCCCACACTGGACTCGCTGAGCCTAGCGGTTCTGATATGGAAGTGTGGCAACGTGCTGCTAGTGCGAGAAACGGTCAGAAGTTTCAAGACTTGTGGAACGGTTCTTATGAATTACACTACTCGTCTCAGTCAGAAGCTGACTTCGCACTTGTGGATATCTTGGCATTTTATACACAGAACGCCGAGCAAATCGCGCGTATGTTTAGAACGTCTGCGTTAGGTCAGCGTGAAAAGGCGCAGCGTGCCGACTATATGGACCGTATGATCAGACGCTCATTTGACAACATACCTCCGCCTGTCAACATGGACAATATAGAGGAAATGGTCAAAACTATGTTAGCACGTCAAGCCGAAGAAGCAGCAGCTCAAGTAGTTGAGCAACAACCAGTAGCTAAGCCTGATCTATTTGAACCAGTTGTCGAGCAGCCCGTCGCTGTTCAGCAGCCTGTCAATAATTACTTAGAGCAAGACGTCACAGCTACTGACAACGGACAAATGCCATTTCCAGAAGGTTTAGTCGGTGAAATCGCAGACTATATTTACCGCTCATCGCCGCGTCCAGTACGTGAGATATCACTTGCAGCAGCTTTAGGTTTAATGGCAGGTATTTGCGGGTCAGCGTTCAACGTATCAAACACAGGCTTAAACTTATACCTAGTGACGCTTGCGCCTACTGGTACAGGTAAAGAAGCTTTACAGTCTGGTATTTCACGCTTGATGGAAAGTGTACGAGCGTTAGTTCCAGCAGCGCCTATGTTTATCGGTGCAGGTGAGTTCGCGTCTCCTCAAGCATTAATCACATACATGCAAAAGAAAAGTAAGAATTTCGTCTCAGTTATCGGTGAGTGCGGTATGTGGTTGAAGACACTGTCTGAGCCTAACGCGCATGAACGTCATAGCGGACTTCGCCGTTTGTTGTTGGACCTTTACGGTAAATCAGGTCAGCGCTCAGTGTTACATCCGACAGCTTATGCTGACTCAGTCAAAAACACAGACCCTGTGAAGCAGCCTGCGGTTACACTATTAGGCGAATCAACTGCGACTCGTTTCTTTGAGTGTATCGACGAGACGCTTATTGCCGAAGGATTTGTGCCGCGTTGGTTGATCATCGAGTATGACGGACAGCGTCCACCAGCGAATCGTACACACGCACAAGTGTTCCCTTCTCAGCAGCTTATGTATGGTATGCAGAACTTATGTCAATATGCAATTCAGCTTATCGACACATTGCAGTCAGTACACATAGCGTTCACGCCAGAAGCAGCGCAAATGGAAATGGATTTCGACGTTTTCTGTGACGCGCAGATTAACGCTACAGGTGAGGAAGCACTACGCAACTTATGGTCACGTGTTCACATGAAGGTGTTAAAAGTAGCAGGTCTTATCGCAGTTGGTCGCAACATCACTACGCCGATGATTGACGCGTATTGCTGGAACTACGCGAAAGAACTTGTGCTTAAAGATACTAACCGCATGTGTCGCCGTTATAACAGCGGTCAGCTTGCAGCGCGTGTAGAAGCGTCTAACACTGAGCAGCATAAAGAAATTCTAAGCGCAGTTGATTTCTTCATGAAGAACACAGCCGCTAAGATGACGTCTTATGGTGTTAATCAGCAAATGGTAGATACTATGTCGATACCGTATATATTCTTTCAGCGTAAGCTTGCACGACGCGCAGCGTTCGCCAAGGATAAGCGCGGAGCTTCTAGAGCTATTCAGTGCGCAATTGATGAGGCCGTCAACACTGGCTTGTTGGTTCTCATACCTCAGCAGCAATCAAAACAAACCTATAATTATTCTGGAAAATTGTGGGCAATTGCTGATTATCAACAGTTGACATTGGATAAAGAGTAATTTAAGCTTTACGTAAATCGATTGTAGTTATTGTGTTTATGCGTCGTCCTCACGCCCGTTTTCACAGTCACTACAATCGGTTTTTTAATGTCTTAATAATTATTGGAGTCAGCCAAATGGCCTTAACAAATGAACAGCTTGAAACAGAATTAAACGCAGTTAAAACAACTTTGCAGCAGCAAGTACAGCTTAACTCGAACCAAGCAATTACAATCAGTAATCAGTCAACATCTATTTCTAGCTTAAATATGACAGTTCAGTCTTTACAAGCGCAAGTTCAGCAGTTACAATCTCGCTTAGGTTAATAAGTTTTAGAGCGCTGTTAGTTCTACCGCGCCCGTCAGTGTTTTGTATCCTTACACTGGCGGGTTTTTTTTTCGCTTGACAAATATAAATCCCAGCTTTACTATCAAGTTTCTGTTTAGCACAGATACTGAATGTTGTGACAAGCCGCTTACGTAGTACGCCAATACTACATTAACAGTAAGCGGCTTATTTACGTCTATGATTTGTACATCGCTATCTCAGCATTACGGCGGTTCACCAGTCCCTGTAAGCGTATGCCAGCCTGATTAACATACTTCGCCCATGTAGCAAGTGCAGCAGCGTCATCGCCAGCATTGATCTTATCATCTACGCTTCCATCACGGAACGCACCCATGCCGATGTTATATACTAGCGATACGACAGCATCAAACTGGTTCTGCGTAAGCTCGCGCGTAATAATCTCGTTCACGTAGTCTTCAAACTTACGCACGTCATACATGAAGTACTCGTCAGCTTGCGTAGCTGTAATGACGTCGCCCATTTGCACAGGCTTGCCGTTAGGGTAGACAGTCGTGCCCCACCCAATTGTTGGACGATCATTCTTTGTGGGCATATATGCCTTAAGGCGAAGCTGCTCATAACCCTGTATGAATTTACGGCCCTTAGCGCTTAAATGCTGGTCGTTGTCCTGTTCAGGTAGTAGACCAAGGGAAGTACGGAAATCGGCTCTGTAGCCCGATTCTATGATGGTTTTTGCGGCATTAAATTGGGCTACTGGCAATTTGCCGCCAGACATGGCCCGTAAGCGGTCATAAATGTGTGTATTTCGGTCCATTAGCTTTACTCCAAGCAATAAAAAAGCCCTATCCTAAATGGGGTAAGGATAGAGCTAATTTACCAAGACATGTTACACAAAGCAACGCGTCTTGAACACAGGAGCTAACGGACGTAACACAACCCAAACAACCTCAAGAGACGTGATGACTGACTCTCAAGCGCATATTAGTGCATACGTCAGCGACCTGTCAAGCGAATTTGTAAACTTCTACGCTAATCATCCATAAGCCGTTAATGCCCTTAGCCTCAAAAGTGTAAGCAGGCTTGCCGTCCGCGTCAGTGATAATGCCCACAACAAGCACGTCTTTGTACCCTTTAACTGGCGGGTCGATGGTAGTGCAGGCATTGTACCCTTGCTTGTCGCGTAGTGTATTTTCGTACGCTCTGTGCTCAACTGAGCCGTCGCGCTTATATTCAGACGTCATACGCGTATAGTGTACAGTTGCGCCGCTCTCGTTAGCGTCAATCACAAAGTGTACGCCGTCATCGCCAGTTTCGCAGCTAAGAATACAGCCAGTAACTTTACGTAAGTTGGCGCGTCGTTCCATGAAGTTAAACGCAGTCATATAAAAGAATGAGCCTGCGCGGTCAAACGCTGTCGGACGTGTAGTCGCGTTCATAATTAGTCTACCTTTAAAATTCAGTTAAGCCTAGCTTAACTTTTGCAGTGTTATCGAGTATAACGTCGTGATAGCAGTCGTCCAAGCTATAGACAGCTTTGTACTTAGCTACTCCGCGTTTACTCACAGTTATTTTTACACCTATTATGTCTTCGGTAGGTGTTCCGTCAAAATTTACATCGAACTCAGGTTCGACAAGCAGCTGTACGAAAAACGGTAAATTCCAGCCAATACCAGCCGTCGGCTTAAGTTCTTGCAGCGAGTGTCTTTTAGCCCCCTCAGCGTCCAGCATAGCGACAAGCAGCGCTTGACGATTAATGAAAGCTTGCGAATCATACACGCAGATCGTACGTGCAGCGCCTTCGAACATAGGTACTTTGACCTTTATAAACCGTTTCTTGTCAGCCATATTGTAGCCCCTGCGTAAATGTAGCGAATACTGAATACATACCGAACAAGTATATAACAGTCGTCACTACGTATACAAGAATAATTTCAAACCAGTTAATACGCATACTACTGCGTAGATATGCTACAAACAGCGTCTGAATAACCAGCAGTACGAGTGCGTTAACTAATAAGATTGGCATTGTCATTACCTCTAAAAACAATAGCTTTAGCAATGCAATACCGTACGTAGGTGAGTCGAGGTACTGTGTTAAAAAGTTCATAAGCATCTACCTTGCAGCCATTGGCTAATAACGACAGCGTATCGTCATTAAGCGTACCTTGCAAGTCATCCATGTAGTAGTTATGCCAGTATATTGTTAACAGTCGGTTAAAACGCGCCGTCTGCGGTTGTTTTTCCGTGTACACAGCTTTGTAAAATAAGTCAGTCGCCGAGATAGCGCGCCAGTCATCCAGCGTCATGAGTGATGGGTGGCGTTGTACGCGATTAAGCGTAAATACAGACTGACTCAGCCAGCGTTTAATATCTACAAGCGACGTCGGATTAGCCATATTAGCCCTGTACGTTTCCAGTCTAAATTTTTGATGTGTTTTATGCCAATCGTCAACAACGTCAGAAGTAAGTTCGTCATACACACAAACAGAAGGCCAATTATCGTCGCTAACAGACATATTGTAGTCAGGATAGACACGCTTAATGTTCTCCATAGTTTGAATGTGTTTACCAGAACCGCGCATGATGCTACGCAGCATTAATGTTTTACCGCCGACAGCTTGTTCAGCATGTTCGCGCAAGCTGTCAATAGCTTCCTGTTGCCAAGGGTGTAGTTTCATCGTGACACCTCAGCTTTCATGTAGCTAATGTTGTTTTCAGCTTCTACGCGAAATGAACAGATACGTATAGGGTGGTCACGATAGCCGTGAGTCTCAATCATAGCAGCCATGTCAGGCGGAGCAGCTGTATCAGCATATTGCAAGTCATACATTGCTGTCGGTGCTTTATGTATATTAAAGACACGCGAGCTATGATCGACTTGATAGCCTATCCATATCTTCATCACGCCGTGAAACAATATCTCAGTGGTCCACATGTTAATTGTACTGTCATATTGTGGGCTAAACACAACTTGATCATCGTTAATAGTCATGTTACCGCTGACCAGTTGTATTTTATTATTGCACAGCTTACGGATATTTCCGCCCAGTGTGAAGACAGTCATGTCAGGAGATACTTTAGCAGTTATTTCGCCGCTAGTATGCATAGTTACGTATGTACACCAGTCACGCACGCGCGGAGCTATTTGTAACCAGTCAGTACTACCGATCATGATGTTAACAAGTTGTTCGAGCGGTTGTTCTTTATAAGTCAGTTTAGGTAATTTATTCATGCTTTTTGTCCTCAGTGTTCTTTAAGCAGCTTCTACATGTAGACATAGTATAGTCGTCTACAAAAGAAGTCAAGCGTGCTCCGCAGCATTTACACAAAGTATTAGCAAAATTTTTCTTTTCGCAGATACGTAGCTTAGTCTTATCTTTGAACGTCAGCACTTCGACAACCAGTCTATCAGCCGCGTCATCCTTTACAGCGTCTTTAATTAGCTTTACCGCAGCGTCCCGTCCGTCACCTTCAACAATGATGCGCAGGTCTGAGGTAATGCCCACAGAATATAGATTGTTCATTTGCGATGCCCTTTCTTACCTAGTTTTACAAGCTCAGCAGGTTCTGCAAACGGATCGTCAAGGCGGCGCTCGCATTCACTCTCAACAGATATACCGCAGTCGAGCGCAAACTTGCTCAGTAAATCACTTACTGACGCTTTGCAAGTACCAGTCTTACCACGAATTATGACAGTTAATCCGCCGTTCTCTACTATTTTGCGCCCAATCATTTCGTTATGTGCTTTCTTGCGTTCGATTTCGCGCGCAGTGTTGCCGCTCGGGTCAGTAGGTTCAAATAACACACCAGCGCTATAAGAGGAACTGCCGTTCGCCTCAGTAGTGTGACTATATTTAAAGTCAATGATCTTTAAGTCATGAGCATTGGCCCAGTTGTTCACCGCAGCTTCTAGGCGGTTAGCTTCGCGCTCTTCAAATATTTTAAATGTTTGCATGACAGTTCCTTACATGTAGGCATAAAATAGACGGTAGTATTCTGATACATCAGTGAAGTCAATTGCTTGACCAGTCGAAGTATTACAGAATGCTTTCTTTGCGCTGTCGTAACGAGCGTTAATTAGATAGCCAGTCTTCGGACAAACTACCAGAATTGTACCAGACGAACCGCTCACATATTCAGGTTGTTCACCGTCAACAAATTCGCAGTCACGCTTATGTACGAGTGTTAAGTCATGTTGAGCCATTTAAATACTCCTCGTCAAAAATTTTACCTAAAAACTCATGCACATGAGGATAAGTAAGTTTCTCAGCTTCAAACTCATCGCCACAGCAAACAATATCTAATTGATCGTCAGTCAGCCATGACAGCTTTTGGTCTATATCAGCCAGCTTATCCTGATCTAGCTTTTTCAACCAACGGCGAAGCAAGTCAAGCTTTTCAGCTTCTGGTTCCTGACGATTAATCATACCGTTGTCATACCATATCAACAGTGCTGCCTTTTCGATATAAGTATAGGCAGGAGCAGCAGGCCAGTGACTTAGGTATTTGCGTTTAATCTCTTCGGCATCAATCGTTTTAAGACCAAACTCAGTTTTGAAGAAGTCAGGCTGTAGTAACCAACGTTCAGCCATGATTCGCTTATTGACAGCTTGTCGGCAACTCTCGCAGCGCTCAGATAAGCCTTGATCTACTAACGGCGTCCAGAACGCAGGTTGAGCGACCAGCGTATTCGTGAGCACGTCAAACATAATTGCCGTCGCTTCATGACACATATCGCAAATAGTAACTTTCATAGCGCGAACTGGCAGTTTAGTGTCAATAGTTCTTAATCGGTAATATTCATCCATTCGTCTATCTCCTGATAGGTCAGCCAAACTGGTTTACGCCCAGTGTACAGCGCTTCTTCAACCAGTGCAAGTACTTCATCGTCGAAAAGTAAAATAATGTCAGTGTGGTTGTAGTCAGCAATGCACGCCAGCATTACTACATCATCCTCAGTCAACGCCTGGCGCAGCTTGCTGTCAGCGCAAAGTAAGAAAGTCAGCATAATATTCGTCCTCTATTCAAACAGCAAGTTTACCACACTAATTAGATGAAATTGTAATAACGTAAGATCATGCTCAACGCTATAGCAGCAATGATCGTGCCAACAACTATATTCATGTATCGGGTGAAATACTTATTCAATACATCATCTACATCGCTTTCAGTCAGAACATGCACAGGCGCAGGCTTAGTTTTATATGACTCACGCTCTTTAGCTGCCTCAGCCAAAATTTGTTTATGCACGTCTTCGGCACGCAGCATTTTAGTACGCTTTACTGTAAAGTCACCGTTCTTATGCACAGCTTCGAGTATAGCTTTATCTAAGATAACTTGCCGCCCGCCCACAAAAACATCAAGACGAATGCCAGCGTCATCGTCCACTGCGCGAACAGTGATATTAGTGTATTTTTCGGAGTTACCGTCATTGCGGTTAAGCTGGTCCAGATCAGCCACAGTATTATCCACAGCGGCAGTATCTTGTCTAAGTTTGGCCTGCTCAGCATCAGTGTTACTGTTGAGAGTATCCACACCGTTTGATTTGTCGCGCTCGCTGTCAACCGAGATACCCAGTTCACGCAGCTGTCTACGTACTTCATAGCCTACTGCTCCTTTAAATTCAGGGGTTACAATAATATCAGGCTCATTAAGTGTGATACCAGAACCGCACACCATACCATTTTCATCGAGCTTAACGAATAATTTACTAGGCACGTCGCTCTTAGGAATGTTAGACATGTTCGGACCAGCGCAAGAGAAACGTTGTGAGCGTGGCTCTTCGACATGCTTAGTCATTTCTTTAAGCGCTTGTTCAGCAGCTGCACGTTGCGCAGGTGTGAGTTCTTGTATGCGTGGTTCAACGTCCGACACACGTGTAGGCTTCCCTATCCAGCCGCCAGCTCGATAAATACTATTAGCAGCTTTAACCATACTATCATCGTCAAATGTACCTTCTGGTGCAGTCACTTTATCTTCAAACTTAGACGCAATCGGGCGCAGGTCTTTAAGACTAGTAACAAGTTTGCCGTCAACAATCTTAACCTCGTCAACAGTAACACTGTATTCACCAGCAGGGATATTAGAAGGAAAACCGTCAATGAATTTGTACTCCGACTTCATTGTGGGCATATCCGCCGTGTACAGTCCTTCTGTGTAGCGTAAGTGCTCAAGATCATTTGGACCTATCCAGTCAGTCTGGCCTTTAATGAACAGCACAGGTCGTTTATTCAGTTTATAACACAATACCTTTTGTCGGAACGCACGCACAGCAACTTTACCGTGATAGCGGTCATACTGCTCAGTAATAGCATAAACATCAAAGTCCCCCAGTTCCGCAAGGTCAGCATCGTGTTCAGCCAAAAACACAGTTTCTAGGCCCCACTTATGGGTCAACATGTTTTCGATATTAGCTTTACAGTAACGTACGTGAACCATGTCTTTACTGGTTACAGCTTTGTACGGGTGAACATGCTCATAGTAAGCGCCGCGAATCATTTGTCGCTCATCATGATTAAGTACGCCTAGATGATCAGCAATAGCTTGCCATGTAATGTCAGCGATAGTAGTAGACATGCGCCATGTATCAATAACAATAAATATGCGATTCCAAGTCACGCTATCAATATGGGCCATAACAGGGATATTGTCAGTAATCTCACGACGGAACAGTAACGCGTCTGAATAGCTCAGCTTAACAGGCTCAACATTAAACACATGGTCAATAGCTAAGTATAAGTGGCTCAGTAACTCATCACGGTTTTTCTGTGCCTGCTCTGTACCACCTTTAAGCGGCAAAGCTTTTCTAACTGTCGCCGTGAAATACTCAGCTTGAGCCTTGCGCTCAGTGATGCGAATGCCGCAACTCATCGCAGCATCAACAATCTTTTTAACAAAGACAGCGTGGTCATCTTTCTCCATGCGTCCCTCAGTCATTTGGTCCAGCATAGTAATTAAAGGTACATATAACATAGTTGTGTACTCAGTTAGTGAATGTCAGTCTACTATAGTGAGTTATGCACTGACTGTCAACATACGCTGCCCACATTAGACGATGTTTGGCTAAAATACGCTGGTCTACGAACGCTGCGATGAATGCTAATTGTGTGTAAGTATTTGAGTATGAAAGGAATAATAATTATAATAACTTTTATTGTAACTTGCTAAGTGTTTGAGTATGAAAGAAATAATAACTATTATAGGTTATGTTGGTTACACTGTAATACATCGATACATTTAGGTGATTTTAGCTAAGTGCTTGAGTATGAAAAGAATAATAACTATAAGAAGGATAGTGAATTTTAGCTAAGTCTTTGAGTATGAAAAGATAATAACTAAATAATAACTAATAATACCCTTAAGTCTTTGATTTATAACAGATAATACAAATAATAACTTTTTTAAAAATTATACTTTTTTCTTTTTTAGTATATATCAGTCTATAAAAGTCAGTCTTTGGTTGCGCAGCTTTACTTCGA